GAAAGGTTTGAAAGAACTACCTGCAGTTATGTCTCAAGCAAAGTCGCCTAAGACTGTTGCTTATGTTGAAATGAAAGGAGAAGTGACATGAGTACAGAGACAGAGAAAATCGAAGACCTTAAAAAGTCTATCGAGACTATGGAAAAAGAGTTAGCTGAAGCTAAAAAAGCATATCGTGAAATGAGAACTAAAGGTTTACGAGATGCTATGGAAGCTAAAAAGTTAGCTGACGAGGCAGTAAAAGAAGAGATGAAAGCTCTTGGATATACTTCAACTGCTAGTCATTTTAATTGGTATTGGAGAGACCTAACGTAGTGTCTCCACACCAAGCACGCAGAGATGCTATAAAGCATGGGTATAGGAGTGGTTTAGAACACAAGCTATCTATATATCTTGATGAACTAAAGCATAAATACTTGTACGAATATACTAAAATCGAATGGGAAGATTTATCATATCGCACCTATACCCCTGACTTTATTTTAAACAATGGAATAATTATAGAAACAAAAGGAAGATTTTTAGCAGTAGATAGACGAAAACACTTAGCTATAAAAAGACAGCATCCTCGTTTAGATATTAGATTTATATTTACTAACAGTAAGGCTAAGTTAAGAAAGGGAGCTAAATCATCTTATGGTCAATGGTGTGACAAATACGGATTTAGATATTATGATAGGATAATACCTGAAGATTGGTTAAAAGAAAAAGGTAAAAACAAACACCCTAAATTTATAAAGTTTGGTGGTACAAAAATAAAAAGGAGAAAGTAAATGGATGAATTTAAAACACGACCTGAAGATTTTACTATAAGAGTTAGACCCCTTATTGATAAAGATAAAAATTGGACAGGAGAAATAGATGTTGTAATTATAACACAACCTCACAATGCATTGTCTGATGATGATTACTACCAAGTAATGCATATATGTAAAATGATTTCATCAGTGATACCCTTAATGGAAAAAGATATTAAACTTAGGGATACTGTTAATGATTATGTTGTAAATAAACTTGACAAAGATTACACACATGATATAACTAAAGATTCTAAAATCGAAAAGATTGAAGATAATATTATTAGAATTAATTTTAGACCTGAGACAAAACATTGATGAGACATTTGGAGTACATGAAGATGAGAGCAAAACAAGAAGAAGACATGGTTAATCATCCACCACACTATAACAAGGCAGGGATAGAAACCATACAGGCTATAAAAGCCATGACAGATAAAGGTTTTGAATTTTACTTACAAGGTAATATTATGAAATACCTTTGGAGATACAGGTATAAGAATGGTGCTGAAGATTTAAAGAAAGCACAATGGTATCTCAACGAGTTAATAGATTCCTGCTGATGAAAATGTAGCTGAAGAAATAGAAACAACTTTAAACGAAATGTTATATGATATTGGTGGTGTCACCATAAAGAATTTAAGAACTATACAGGAGAATAAAAATGATTAGTAATTACCTACCTACTGACTATCAAAATTTTATAGCACTCTCTCGCTATGCTAGATGGAAAGATGATGAACAAAGAAGAGAAACTTGGGGAGAAACTGTAAATAGATATTTTGATTACATGGAAAATCATCTAAAAAAGAATCATAATTATAATATAACTAAAGCACTGAAAGAAAAATTATCAGAGCATATATTATCTCTAGGTGTAATGCCTAGTATGAGAGCCTTAATGACTGCAGGTGTTGCACTAGAAAGATGCCATGTGGCAGGATATAACTGTAGCTACATACCTGTAGATAGTCCTCGTAGCTTTGATGAATGTATGTACATACTTATGTGTGGCACAGGTGTAGGCTTCTCTGTAGAAAGAGAGAATGTGGATAAACTTCCTGTAGTAAATGAACACTTTGAGAACTCATCTACTATCATAAAAGTAGGCGATAGCAGACCCGGTTGGTCTAAAGCATTACGTGAATTGATTGCTATGTTGTATGCAGGACAGATACCTACATGGGATGTGTCAGAGGTAAGACCTGCAGGTGCTAGACTAAAAACTTTCGGTGGTAGAGCATCAGGACCTGCTCCTCTTATAGACCTGTTTAAGTTTTGTATACAGAAGTTTGAGGGTGCAAAAGGTAGAAGATTATTTCCTATTGAGTGTCACGATATTATGTGCAAAATAGGAGAAGTTGTAGTTGTTGGTGGTGTAAGACGTTCTGCTCTCATCTCTTTGTCTAACTTAGGCG